GTAACTGGGTTTGTGAACTTGTACCATGGCCAGGCCACAAAGATATCCCTTCCCTCAAACTCGCAACGATATGATGGAAGTCCCTCTGCTGTTCTAGATTCTACAATAGGATTATTCACCTGCTCTTTTGGCTGCCTTCCGGGCTTTTTCTTTGGCTTCTCTTGTGCAATTTCCTGCACAATGTCCATAGGTTGGACGGTTTGAGTGATTGGTTGAGGAAAAATTGGATCCGGCACGATTGGTTCAGGCATTAATGGTTGTGGTTGTGGGTATTTATTTGTAGGTTGTACTGGTTTGCCTCCTCGTAGCATTGGCAATGGTGCAGTGCTAAAAGGATTGACGGATGCTTCTGCTGCAAGAGTCTTTTTCTCAAGCGCAGAGATCTTGAGAGAAGGTATTGCTAGTTCTTCCACAAATTACATTCCAAGAGCTTCATCCAAACCAATATCAATGGCATCAGATGCATTCATTTTGATGCGATCTCCCTGATTGTATGGTCTAGATGTATTTTGCGGAGTTGGGTTTGATTTTGGAATTCTTCCTGCATTCTTCAAAGCATTGTTCTCATTGGTTAGCCTTTGAAGTTCTGCTTGAATTTGAGCCTTACTTGCTTGCTCCAATCGTAGCTGCTCAGACAAAACATGACTAGCTACCGCGGCTGCTGCAACTTCTGCTCTCGTCTTGGGAGTCGTTGGATACAATGCTGCAGTAAACCTTTCTTGTAGAACGCTGACGGCATTGTTGTGCTTTGCTGCCTCAACCTTTTCTTGTTGTGACATTGAGTCTTCAATTTTTCTGAAAGATGCCCAAGGAATGTCTTTAGCGATCTCTGAGGCATACTGCTCCATCTCTTGATGGGTATTATAGAACTTATCAACAAGCTCAGTCTTCTGCCTCTCAAGGTACTCTGGGCGCTTTGCTGCCATCTCGTTAATTTCTTTCTCACGACCCTCCTTGAGATCTGACATTGCCACAAGGTTCTGTTTGATCTTTTCAGCGTCCGTGAAAGGGAGACGGTCAAGAGCCTGCGTTTTCCACCAGTTCTGATTTACTTTGTCAGGACCTCCGGCTTCTTCAATTGAGTTGATGACCTCATCAGGAGCGCCATTCTTGCGTAGAATTGAGTATATGCTCTCCGTGGCAGTTGAGATCGGAGAGTCGTACTTACTCTTGAAATTGGGATCGTTTTGCGTATCAAAGACTGCCCGGAACTGCTTGAGTTCCTCATAGTCTTCAGGGATGACTTTGGATTGTGACTCATTCTTTAATTGCTCTAGCTGCTGCCTAAGAACTTCAGCTTGTTCCGCTTGTTGTTTGTATTCTGATGCCTTTTGCTGAAGTGCTTTCCAATTATTTTGGTTTGCCTCAGATATATTTTGAGGAGGTTGGATTGCGGCAATATCCGGGTCAATAGATGGATCAACTTCTGGAATTATAGGTTCCGGCGTTGGTTCCGGCGTTGGTTCAGGAGCAGGAGGCTCTGGAGAAGGCGCTGGTTGTGCTTGAACTTGAAGATTTGGGTCAGGAATTGGAGACGCTTCAGTAATCCTATTCAAGGAATCCAATGTCTGCTGATCAACCCGTGATGCCGGAGCAACATGTGATACTGATGCTTCCGCTGCATCTAGCATTTGATCAATCTGATCAAGCGTTGTTGACGATATTTGATCTGCATCAAGCGAAGGTGTGCTGAATGTATTATTCGCTGCCGTGGACTCAGGTACTACGTTTGTGTTTTCCATAAATTACATTGATGCGAAACCACCAGCAGTGGCATCGTCTTGTCTATTGGGTGGTATTGATAGTTGTTGCATGAGTGCAATGGCAGACTGGTAACCTTCTTTGAAGGCTCCTTGGAGTGCTACTCCTTCTACCTTTGCATCATTTGTTATTTCTACAGATGGAGTGCTTTCCATCAAGTGAGAAATTAAGTTATGTCTATTATTGCTTAGATATTCTCTAAACATTACCGCGTCACTTGGAGTCCAAGCCATATTTTATTTGTATTGTTGTTCAGCCTTTCTGATTTCCATTTCAATTACATCTTCTTGGGTTGCAGGTTTTGAGTACTCACGACCGTAGTTATTTGTTCCAACGCTTTGGTCATTAAATGTAGGTTGGTTTGGTTGTGACCAAGCATTCTGAAAATCTTGCTCAGTATTGGCCTTCATTGATTCTTGATGACGCTTCAACCCGGCGGCATATGCAGGAGACGGAGCATCATTTTTAGCAAATTGTTTTTGATATGATTGCTGTTGTGCCGTCACCCTTGGATCACTAGACTCTAGCTTTGCATAAGGCAATGGACCTCCAACTGTATCTTGCATTTTAGGGATTGTAGACACAAGATTTACATCTTGCTGAATCCCATCAGGGCCAATCATTCCATTGATTTGCATCCCGTTGTTTTGTTGAGGAGTTGTTGCGAGGCCACCCATAGTTTTAGTTGGTTAGTTGTTAAGCTGCTGTTACTGGTCGTGGAGGAGTTGAGACACTTTGGACATGCCCGGTTTGGCTAGGTTCTGATTGTCCCTCAATTTCTCCAACCGTCTTGATTTGTGATTGGTTAATCCTGCGAATAGCCGGAGCGCCTCCTCCATTATGAGCTGCTGCAGGGACAAGATTTGGCATAGGAGCTTGTTGATGGCCGGCAGTCAAGTGAGCTACTGCTTTCTTTGCTGCTTGCTCATATTCAGCAAGTATTTTCTTATCTCCACCCTTTTGATGGGCCTGGCCAATATGACTTCCAAAGTGTTGAAGTGCTTTAGACAATGGTTGAACCATCTCTGGTGGCAACGCTCCTTGTGGAGCATTCTCAATTACTGGCAATAGCTTCTGTGCCATTGTCTGTAAGTGGATCATGTCATTGTCTCGAGGAGATGTAGGCACGTCCTGCCCTGCCATGATGGATTGTAGCTCAATAATCTGCTGACGAGTCGCCTCAATAGCATTGGCTTCAACCTGATCCTTTGGAAGAACAAGCTGATTGGCTTTTGCTTCGCCAACCTTGGATGAAATATCCATCTTGGTAAGCTCATCTTGGTTGATATTTGGGTTTCCGGAATAGCGCTGGACAACCATGTCAAAGATTTGGCTATCAGCAGCCGTTGTGTCTGGCAGAAGCTCAGAGGCAGGAGAATATGCCATCAAAAGTATATCCGCTGGAGGAAGATTTCTCTCCATCATCGTCAGACAGCAATGAATTGCGTCCTCATCAAGGTGTTCATGAACCTCAAATGGAACTAGGAATCCCGGAAGATCAATTCCTGACTGATCAAATGCATCAACTACCTCACGTCTTGCCCAAATTGCATTAGGTTCCTTGAGTCTGACTACTTGAAGCATTGAATATAGATTTGCAGCTGCCTTGATATGCTCTGGATGGCATATTCCACGCTGCATACGCTCAATTCCGGCAGTATACTGCTTGCTCCAACGCATCAGAATTCCCTGACGGAGTTGGTTCTCAATCGCGGCAACACGATTTACTTCAGATGCTGTTCTCTTTTGACCTTGTTTTGAGTCAGTAACTTGTCCGGGCAAGAATGTTCCTACCTGAATCTCGGCCAGGCCGGAGATAAATTGATCAAGTTTTAGGAAATCATCAACATCGGCCGGCATCTGTTGAGGAATGACTTCATATCCTTCAGAAACATAGGCAATCGGATGGGCAACAGATAGAGGAGCGGCATCTGTTCGCGCGTTAGGGCCCTTCTTTAGCATCAGGAGTCCCTTGATGTAGGTATTATCAATGACAAGGTTTCGTGCCTTCTCAATGGCAACGTGGGTGTTGTACAAGTCGCGCCCAGCTCCACGAGATGACATCAAGTTGCCGGAACCAATCTCAACAGAAAATAGGTTGATGCAATCAGTCATCTTGTTGTAACGATCCAATTGTGTGCAGATCTCATCACCTGACTTGTCATCAAATACAAACCTGCTGATTTTGCCATGAGGTTCCCTCACGCAAAGTTCACCTAGCTCCACATATTTGGCATCGTTTTCGTAGGATGCTCCATAGGATCCTTCGCGGATCCAATCCTCGTATCTACGAGCATCGTCATCGGCATCAAGCGTCCTTCCGGCAGGGATAGCATTGTTGATGGCCTTGATAAGGTTGTTTATATTCCATCCGGCAAGCATGGAGATCTCTGGCCTCTCAAGGATGGGAAGCAATTCCGCAATTTGATACCTACGCTTGCGCGCCCAAATTGGAGTCGCGTTGACATCATGAGGAGTCTCAATTGAGAAAAAGGTATAATCTTGCCGCAAGAACTCAGGCTTCCAGTCGCGCATGTCATCCCATACCCATCCACAAAATCCAAATGTAGTATTCTCGTGAGTTGTTTGGGCTAGAAGATCATCGTGACCCTTCCAGCCGCGGATGCACTTTGTTACTTCCTCACGGAAGATCTTTGTCTTGTTTTCAGAATCAGCACTCTCTGATGGGTACTTGCTAAAAGTAAGCGTTGGCGCTGTATCAATGACCTCTTTGAACGGAGGTTGGATACGGCTGATCATTGTGGAAATGAACCCGGTAGGACGGTTGCTCCTCCAATTTTGACCCATGCTCTCTAGCTTCTTTAGAGAGTAAGGAGGCTCATTGTTGAGCTTCTTTTGGATCAGTTGGTTCTTCCTGTTCCTTTCAACATTCTGTTGCTTTAGGCGACGATATGCAGAGTGTGCTTGCCGAGCGTCAACAAACATCCGGCGAACTTTGAGAGTCTGCGGATCAACTGTGTCAGTAGATGTAGTTGTGGACTGCTCAACCTTGAGATCAAGAACTCTAGGACGGTCATGTGGGTCAACAAGTTTGGGAGACTTGTGGATGAATTGATCCGTGATCTTTGGAGGTAGAGGTTTGATGTCAGCGGCCATAAACTATTGTTTTATCCAACACTCGTTTGGAAGTTCAGCGTTATCATTAAACAGATCTTTCTCTAGGAAGACTGCTGACCTGTTATCATGTCGCAAAATGTGGCATCCTCCAAGCACAGGAGTGTCAGCAATGTCTCTAGCTTGACGCACACTAGCGCAGAGACGGTCAGTACTATTGATACAAGGTCCGCATCCTCCACGCCAATTGGCATTCTTTGGACAATGCAAGCAGATCCTAGCACGACGAGCAGCTTCAGCATCATCAACCAAGTTATAAGGTTTATTGGAAGCCAAGATGTTTTTTGCCCATGTCTGGATGTCATTCATCAGTTCCTCAACCGCGGTAGCCGGATTGACGCTGACCATATTAATGGTAAGGCTATCTACTCCGTGGCAATAGTGAGGATTCCTGCCGCAAAGCTGTTCGTTCACATCTCCCTCAACATCGCCGGACGGCAATGCGTTCTCTGCCCTGTAGTTCTGAACTACTCGATACAATTCGGGCAAGGCCCATGATTCCAAGCGAACATCTCCTTGGAAGTAATGCCACCCTCCGGGAGGGATCATGCCATTGATTGGTTTAGCCACAATGTTTGGTTATGCTTTATTTGTTAATAGCTATCAAGGAAATTAGTTTACAAACTTATTAGCTATCAAGAAAATTAGTTTACAAACTCATGATGACACTTTGGACAAATGATTGTTTCTGAATCCTTTTTTGGCTTTTCTGGTTCAATTTCAGGTGGTTCTTCAGCGGATCCAATCATGTCTGCCAATTGCTCATTAGTGAATGAGAGCAATGAAATATCATATTTGGAGTCATTAAGCTCATCAATTTCTACTGCCAGTACATCAAAGTCCCATCCGGCATTGAGCGCCAATTGATTATCAGCAATCACATATGCCTTGCGTTGGGTTGCAGTAAGATGATCCAACTTGATGCAGGGTACGGTATCAAATCCTAGCTTCTTGGCAGCCAGCACTCGTCCATGGCCAGCAATGATGTCGCACTCGTCTGTAATTAATACCGGGTTGGTAAATCCAAACTCTTGAATGGATGCCGCTATCTGACTGATCTGAAGATCGCTATGTGTTCTACTATTCCTAGCATAAGGAGTCAGCTTATTGATGGCAATTTGCTCAATGTGTTCAGGCACTTTTATATTCATGATCTGTATAACTACATACTAGTTGCTTGCTACTACAAGAAATTGTAGTATGTAATTTTTATGTATTAGGTTCTTCAGTTGGTATTAATTCATCAGTATTATTGTTTTGTGACGCAGGCCAAATTGGCTCTCCATCAAATGGAGATAGTGTAGCAAGGAAGTCTTGGTAAGCACTCCAATACACATCACCAATCTTGTCTGCGTTGGTTACTAGCACGCCGTCAACCGTAGCTAGCGCGGTGCAATCCTTTCCTGACTGCGTTGCGTTGATAGCGTTTAGTTCGGTATTCTGTTCAGGTGTGACGATAAGCCAGCTCATAGTGATTAGGTGAGTGAGGAGAAAGTTGTTGCTAGCGCGGTCTCCACAGCCAGCGCATTAGATAGGTAGGTTGCAGTTGTAGCAATTGATGATCCGATTGAGTAAAAACCAATCCTTGCATTGTTGTATGTTCCCGATTGTCCTGTTGAACCAGCAAATACGGTAAATGCTGCAATAACAGGAGCAGATCCAACGCTTGTTACACCAACTGTGTTTCCACAAAGGTATCTATCATACGTTGCAGTAACGCTCCTATTGATTGAGGCTAGTCCAGTTGCTCTTCCAAGGGTTCCATTAGTTGATGAAGCGCCAAGACACTTTGTTGTCACCGCAGTTCCACTTGCTGCAGTAGCAATGTTAGCATAGAAACCTCCAGATGTTGCTATAACTGTATTTCCTAAAAATATTCTAGTTGTGAGCGATGCTCCTTGCGTAATGTATGCCTGCAAGTGAAGGTTGTCCTGATTGGCCGCTGATGGTAAAAAGTTTGTTTTGATGTATTTGCTGGTGCCGTCACCTAGTAATCCGCTTGTTCTGCTGTAGTCTGCCTCAACAAAATTGTTGTTTGTTACGGTTGCAAATGATGGATTCAGAGGCACAAGCGCGCCTGCAAGGTACGGTGACGCTCCAAAAAAGTTGGATTGTTGCGCCGCCGCCCAGACGTTCTGGGCTTTCAGCGTGAGGAATAGGTTATTCATGACCACCTTGTTCGGCGTTGATATAGCAGCCAGCGATGCGCTCGCACCTGCGGCGATGTTGGCTAGCCTGACGGCCTCAAACCAAGCATCAGCGTCGGCATCGTATGGAGACACAGGAGATGGCGTTACTTGTGGGATCTGCAGCATCGTAGCGTAGTTGTTGCAGACTTGCGTAAGGCCGGCAACATCACCCATCCCAAAATTCAGCCTTCCCTCTGGCGGGAAGAAACAAAGGTTCTCGTGGAGATAATCAATGTATGTTTGGATCCCTGCAATGACTGCGTATGGTTGGATTGCTCGGTTTTTAATTAGCAAATTCGTCTCCGTCATCCTACGCCTTGAGTGATCCTTGATCATTCAGCGATCATTATATTAATCTAAAAAAATAGCAAATAGTTTTATTTGTTACACGCAAGTGTACTTTATAAAGGGACAAGTTTTCTGTAATGTGTCCTTTACATAAGGACAGGTTGATTTGCCATGCAAATGATTAGGCCATGTAGCGATATTCCACTATAAGTGGAATTAGGAAACAAATCGTAAACATTCCTGTATTGTCAACTATCGCTGACATTACCTTTTGTAGTGTCAGTCATTTCTTTTGAACCACATTTACGGCAATACGATTCGTGATGGTAATAAAATAATGCTTTCAGCCTAGTGATCTCGGCCTCTAACTTTCCCTCGCGGTGTTCGGCTTCGTACGCTTTTGATTTCCAAAACTCAACCTCGGCCTGTAGTTCATAGATGCGAGGATCTGTCCAATCCACATCGCAACCACATTCACTGCGGTTATGTGCAGAGCATTCGCATCCCTTTCCAGCGTAATAAGTATCTGTGCGTGGTGTGTCGGTTGTGTTCATTTCTTGTCGTGGTTCATGGTTGCTTTGAGTTGGTCTAGTTCGGATTCTGCTTTTTCTATCCGCTCCTCCACAGGGCAGGATTCTCCGTATTCGTGTCGATCTCGCTTTGAATGGTGAAGCTCACGGCAAGCGCGACTTCCTCCGCTTCTCAAGACATCTGCAATCTCAATGACCTCGTCTCTCTGCTCCTTTAGCGTGGCAATTTCCTTGCTCATTGCCTCTTCCATAAACCAGTACTCCGTTTTGAGTTTCTCGACCTCGGCCTTGGATGCGGCTAGTTCCAGTTCAATCTGACGACATACTTCTACTGGAACGACAAAGGCTTTTAGACCCATTGCTTCTATGGCTTTGTCCGTGCGTGGTGTGTTGTTTGTATTCATTGTAAAATGGTCGGAGGAGGTTCAGGTCGCTACACCCAGATATTTCTAGATGTCCCTCAATGCCTCCCCCGGTTATAAGCACCCACAGAATCCTTTCGGCGTGTCCGTGGAGCAGTGGTTCACCGAAGTTTCCCACGATAAGGAGCCATGCTTGTCCGTGTTACGGGCTTCACCTGACTCCATTACAAATCCTATTCATTTACCAACAAAAGTCAAGGAATTGTAAAGCTCTACATAACTTTGACATTCGTGCAATCTTTTGTGGATTGGCTACTCGGCATGGACTTGAACCATGAATGTCTCCTCCAAAGGGAGAAGTGTTACCATTACACTACCGAGTAAATATTCCAAGTTGCGTTCTTCTCTATTGTTATCTGATCCGTTCTAAAGTGACGAACGCTCCCATCATTTAATGCAACCGTCCAAACATCATTGGCAAATGTTCCGCTATTGACCATATATATTGCCATTCCATCTCCAAGTTCTGTCTTCACTGGGATAGGGTTCTTGAACTCCATCATGGCTTCAACTTTCTTTCCATCCGCTTGTAGACCGCACTTGCTTTATCCTGACACGCCTTGCATTGATGCGGCTTGCATTCTGATCCACACGCTGGGCATTTATGTGTTTTCTTCATCTATTCAGAGAAGTCTACAAACTCCATTTTTTCAATGATAGATTTCAAGGTCTGTTGCCTTCCAGTATCTTGTCTGATTTCCGTCATTTGTGCAGTCATCCCGGATCGTTGCCTCATCAGGTACACTAGCAATGACAAGGAATCCAATGCGTCTGGACTACGTTGCCGCGTCCTCTTGCAGAAGTCTGCCTTGCTCTCAACCCTGACCATTCCCTTTCCCTTCTGCTTGTAACGCCGGCCAGTCGCCTGACGGATCAAATCCTCGTTCCTAAATGATGGACTAATCTTGAGATACTCAAACTCCAAGTACTTGGCCAGGCCGAAGATCAACTCAGTAACTACTCCATTGTAGACCTCATTCGCTCGTTGGCTATCCTCTCCAAGGATCTTGCTCTCACTAGCTGCCCAAGAGTAGTTAACTCCCAAGACATCCGTTCCAAACAATGAGCAAAGGCTATCGTGGATCCCGGCTCCGTTACCCGTCCTGTCCACGCACAACCATCTTGGGCCAATCTTCATCTGCTTGCAGAACTTGATGATTGCCTGCGTCTGCTCCAAGGTTGCCTTCTTTGGGAATGGTATCTGACTGTCCAACTGTAGCACGGTCTTGGCGGTCTTGAATGAAATGAACCTGCCACTCATTGGAGTCCATCCATCAGCAAGCCCATACCTGCCATAGGAACACATTACTTGGTCATTACCCTCTAGCGCCAAGTCAAAGGCAGCAAGAGGCACAACCGGTCCAATAAACCGTACCGTACCCAAGGAGTTGTCCATCATTGCCGGAGTTATGATGCTCATCGCCATTCCCTCTTCAGGGAACCAACCTCGAGCCATTGTCATTGCCTCCGCGGTTCTACCTCTGGCCGTGTATGCCATGAATCCCTGATAGGTTTGTAACCCGGCATAGACGATCCGCTTCTCAAGCACATTCTCGCACCGAGCAGCATCAAGACGCAATACCTTGAAACCATCCCGGCTATCCCACTCAAAGTCATCCTCACAATCTATGCTATTCCATCCGTCAGCAGGCTCACAACGCTGACCGAAATCACTCGTCCTATCCTTGGGATTGCTTGCTCCAAAGACCTTGATATGACCCGGATGGGACTTCATGTCAGCAGTAGATAAGATGTTGTTGATGCCTTCCCACACTCCGGCAGGGATCTCTTCAGCCTCATCCAGTACAACATGCGTACGTGATAGCCGGCCCCACTTGGGATGAACCTTACCGAACCTTGGCGTTGGATGGAATCCACGAAGAGTTCCATGACCACTCTCTCCCTTTGGAATCGCCACCAGATGGATCCCGTTCTTGTTGTCTAGAGTTGCCTGAATGCTCGTAGCCTTTTCATCCTGTAGCATGGGAGGACGAACCAATGCCGTCCTATGGAATGTCTTGATGTTGGCGAAGATATTCCTTTCAGCGTGTTCCTTGGTCAGCGAGATTACCTTGATACAAGTGTATTCCGGGTCACGGAACCAATCGAGGTAGAACCATGCCGCGGCTCCAAAGGATTTGCCCATAGCTCCGGCTCCTTGTACCAATACCTTATCGTGCTTGAAGAGGCATCTCCAAGTGTCACGAGATGACCGCGGTCGCCAGTCATAGACTTCAGCGCCCCAGAGTACGGTTGCCGCTGCCTCAAACTGATCCAATGACAGCAGATGCTGAACATATTGGAGAACAACCTGATTAGCCAAGGTGCTATCCAAGTCCATTGGTTCAGAGAACGGAACCTTATTGAGCTTCATGATGATATGCTCTGCGGCATAGAGGATGCCCATCTCATCGTCTCGTTCTGCCTGCGCTCGGATCTCAAGCGCCTGCTTCATGTATAGCTTGATGGATAGTGGAGGAGTTAATCTATAGCCTGTATCGTTCATATGTAGGATTGCTGTTCTTATCTATTATGATAAATACTGCAAGTATGTATAACCAATACGACCAATTGCAGGTTCATACTCTTACTGAAGCGACGAAGCTCGCGGCTACTGGGCATGAGTTCAGCCACTTGGTTAAGTTACTGAACCCTGACTATGCAATGAGGTTGAGGATCTTTGTGCAGGGATTGCCGGAAGGGATCACGGAGAAGACCATCTATGGTCGCGCCCATGCCAAACCCGCGGCCAGGCCAAGCAAGCCGGCCAGAAAGGCTAGGAAAGCGGAGACTTCGTAGAGGAAGTCAATACCTTGGATCCACGATTGGATGCACGGAGTACCGGGCATTGCTCATACTTTCCACGAGGATAGATGAAGTCACCCACGGCATCCGTGTAGATAGGAAACCTTTTAACCGTGCCAGTGCTACTGATGAACTTCACTTCAGCGTCAGATACCTTCTTGCAGATCCAAGTCATAGACCTTACTGTATCAGGCTGCTTGTTCCTCGTTACGGTAGTCTGATCAGATCCATACAGGAGAGCCGGCCCGCTAGAGTAAGTATAGCCGGCCGTAAAACTAGTAGGAGAGACAGCTTGATTAGACATGATGTTTGTATGCCACAATCCAACCAATAGTGTCAACCATTAATTATGACCGCGACTTGTTGTATGCCTTCTCCCTCTTCATGATCTTCCGGGTTCTACGGACAACCTTGCGTAGTTTCCTATGGATCATCCAAAAGAACACCATAAAGCCGGCCACAAATAGGAATGCAGCAACATGGAGTATGGTTCCGGCTCCGCGGTCGTTCATCGGAATAGATCCTTGATGCGTTTGATGCCGGCCTCAATCTCCGGGATCAGGCACATGGCAACGAACAGGGCGCTTCCTACTATGGACAGGATCCCAATGGTAACGAGTATTGCAACGATCATGGGTTCAGTATGGGTTGATTGTGGGTAAAAATCAATAACTACAGATAATATCACTCATAGATAATGGTTGGGTTTCATAAGTCACTCATCTATAGAGATTTGAATTAACCCATCATTACTAACGACACTTTCCTCAAGTAAGGATTCCAAACTTACATCATCTTTTGGATCCAATTCAACATTCTCGTACTTGGAATAGTCATCCGGCATCGCTTCCGGCATCTCATCCAGCTCCACGGCGGCCGGCTCTCCATCAATGACTTCCTCTGGAGTAATGTCAATGATGCCTTCCTCAAGCGCCTTGGGCAGTTTGGTGTTTCTTCCAAATGAATCAAAGACTAGCCGCAGGGTTGGCCCACCAGAAACCTCCATCTTCTCCGGGGCGAACTCTCCGGCAATCTTGGCATCCGTAATCAATGCCAAGTGCCTGTCAAAGATCGCCTCAACCTTCCCATTCGCTTTCCTGATGACCTTGGTAGGCGTGACTCCTTCAGCCATCTGACGGAGCAATTCACGCTTCCTGCAGATCTTCAGAACGCTACGGGTATCAATCTCGAACTTGATCTCCGCAATGCGTTCCTTGACCTCAGGCCTGGCCGCAATTTGAGTACCCATTTGCCCCGGAAACTTGGCCTCCGGGTTTAGGATCCTGAAGGCTTCCGTGAAGTTCTTTCCTTCACAAACAAGCCAACAGAATTTCTCATGAACTTTGTGTTTCAATTCGGGCATCAGGAAAGCGGAGTTAACCTATCTCTTTTGGGTAAGCACTGGGTTTTTCTGGGTTAATAGTGGGTTTAATAGCAAATTGAAAGAGTTAAATTCTTTTATGCTTGACAATGAAGTCAAAAAAAGGTTCTTAATAATCTCCAAAAGTTTATTATCCCTCAAATAAGTCTGTCAGCGTAGACATCTTGTTTAGCTGAGTTCCCTTGATTGCGAATCGAGGACGGTCGTTGATCCTAGGTCCGATTCTATCTCCCTCAGCGATTGTGAATTTGAGCTGGTCAAACTCTTCAGCGCTGATGTGACCCTTGGCTATTACGGATTTGTAGTTCTCTGTTACTGAGCAGAAGATGAGATGCTTTGCGTGGATGGTTTGGTATGCAAGCAAGTGGATGTTGAAGTAGACTCGAGGCATGGTTCCTACCTTGCCTGATTTGACATCAAACGTGACTTGTTGATCTTCCGTCTCTAGATCGTGCCCGGTGCCATCAAAGTATTGTAGGCTTGGGTAACAATACTTGATTGCTGCTTCGCCGAGGAATCCTTGGAGACGTGAGTCCGGCTTGGTTGTCATGTAGTCTCCGTGGATGTCATGCCTGATTTGGCAGCGCTTCTTGGCTTCCTCAAGCATCTCGTTGTTTACTGGGATGTGGATGTAATCGCTTTCGTGTTGTACTTTCATGGTAGTTGGGTTTGGGTTTGGGTTGTTGTTGGGTTTGGTTTGGGTTTGTTTGCTATTCTGTTGTTATTGGGTTGGCTAGGTATTTGACTCCGGCATTGAATAGATCAATCTGACAATTACGGCAGTAATGAGAGTGACCTATTAAATATACGGTTGCTCCTTGAGCATGATGGCCGGCCTTATCCAGTGCTATGGTTTCAGCGTGACCTTCCTGCTCGCAGATTGTTATGCATTTAGTGTAATCCTCGCCGAGCTGCCTTGGGCATTCGGCTTGAGGATTCCGGCATGAGTTCTCTCCAACGAAGCGTTCTCCTGTTGGTGAGACGATGATGCAAAGTACTTGTTTCTTGGCGCAAGTCATTTGATTTTAGGTTGTTTTTTATTAGCCATTTCAATGCAATAAATTAAATCAGCAAGTGATTCATATTGTTCTTTAATTGTTAAATATTCTGACTTTTTCTTTTTTAATAATTTCTTAAAAACATTTAATACTTTATTAGATGTTTTATTAACTATATGAGAATGTTGTTTTTTTGATGATGCTGAATCCAAATTTAATGCTTCTTCATATGTCATTGTATTGAAACAAATTTTGCAATGAATATTACCATATCTTAAATCTGAAGTTGGAATACAAGAATGTAATTTCATATATCGTCTGGATCAGGTTCTGGATATGGCTTCATATATTTTCATTTATTGAGTCTTCAATAAGCTCAAGTAATGTGCGAATTTTTTCTAATTTATCTAACAACGCTTCTTTAGTAATTGGACCTTGTTTAACGATTTTTGGTTTTCTTAATGAAAAACCTATTATTCCCAATACTGTAACAATTTCAGCAGTGGTTCCTTTTCCTAGATGTCTATAACGGTTTAAGTCAGCAACTGAATATGTTGTTAATTGTTGTATAGTATTAATATTAGCGCGGCGAAATACATTTATTGCGCGATTGCTAAATGGCAAATCATATAATGAAATTGATTCTGAATTGTTTTCTTTCATAGGTTTATTATATCTGAAAACTCCGCTAGTCGGCGAAGGATTGGGATCCCGCGATCTGAAGAAAACATTTCCTTCAGTTCCTTACTCCCGGCATTGCTAGTCCATATGATTGGCAATCCACGCTCGCTACGCTCATCCACAATGTCATAAAGCAACTCCTCGGCGCTATTGGGCAACCTTCCCTTGCCAAGGTCATCAAGCAAGAGTACCTGACTACTGTATGCCCTGCGGATGCGTATCTCGGCAGCGTGTTTTACCTGATCATCATCGTTGAACCTAGCTTGGGCCACGATTGTGAGCTTGGTAGCCTTTAGGAAACAGATGGATTTGCCGGCCATGTGCGCCTTGTGGAGGATTGCAACCGCGGTTCTAGTTTTTCCTGCTCCTGACTTGCCGATGATCCCAACGCCTCGTGATCCACACGCGAAACCATCTATTGCTGCAACGAGGACGGTCTGTAGACGACTTTTATCTGTCTCGGCATACATCTTAGGCACTTCAGCCCAAAACTCGTTATTTTTGGCGTTTAAGAGTTCCTGATACCGGGTTTTCTCATTTTCAGCTAGGCGCTTCTCGATGCAATCGTGGCAGATTGTTTGGGCAAACAATTGCCGGCCATTGAACATGATCCTTTCGGAATCAAACTTTGCTTGGCAATCTATGCAGATGGTGGATATGATTTCCATGATCAGAATAGGTTGGAGATTGCGTCAGGAACTGGCGGTTTCGCATCTGGTGTTCTCTGGCCAGCAGCTTGCTTGGGTTCAAACAATCCTTGGTAACCATTCACGATGCTTGCCCGGATACTGGCAACTGATGCTTCTGGACCCCAGCCTTCGAGCTGCTTGATGATGGCAGGGTATTGGCGAGGATGCAGCGGCTTGCGGATCTGTTGGCGATACTCATGCCATTCCTGAAGCGCAATGATGAAATCCTTATTATTAATAAGGGTATTGGGTAATGGGTATTGGGTAATGGGAGGCTTGGCCTTGGGTTCTTTTGGGTTAGCGTTGGGTTCTTTTTGGGTTTGCGGTAGCTTGCGGCGACCTCCCTTCTGTCCGTTTTCCTTCTGTTTGAGGCTGAACTCTTGATGCTTCGTGATGACGTCAATTGCCTTGGCATTTACCCATCCTGACTCCGTTTTGGTGAAGAATTCATTGAGAATTACGGCAACCAATTCTTGTGTTGAGCGAACCTTTCGCGCCAAATGCGCAATGTCATCAAGCAGTGGGTTCTCTTGATCATATTGCAGATCAAGCAACCTCCGATAGGTGCATTCCTCCTCCATTGACAGGTGTGCCGTGCCTCCACGGAAGTCACCTATATGGAATGTATAATAGTTCATTTCTTTAATCCCTTCTCAACCTCTTCAATGACTGAAATGCAATAGGCCATTGCTGACTTGAATCCTGCCTCGTAGGCGATCTTTTGGTAGAACTCGTGGAAGTGTTCTCCATTAGGTGCCGGAGTACGGATGCCTTCAGTCTTATACCAATCCTTAAATGATTCTTTGTAATCCATATTAATCAGCGATTGATGTGCGAACCCGGAACATATCCTTTAGCTTTGGTTCCTGTGTCATCATGAGTCGGCTATAGAACGCAGCAAACTCGTTTGGCAACTTGAACTCCTCATCTCCATCAGTAACCATGAAGTAGTCCCAACGGAGGACCTCCATGAGCATCTGGATGCCTAGCTTTCCGTTTGGACGAGATTGCCGGAACCTATAGGCCAACCTGACTAGGTTTTTATAAATGTCAGGATTGTTGGCATGAAACCTTGCGAACCTCGCAGGTAGACCAAAATCATCTGATTCAGGGACAATTGGAGAAAGCTCCAATTCATATTGATTGTTTGTCATTGGGTATTGGGTATGGATGTATGGATACTTCTATCTTGGGTGTTTCGGTTCTACTTGCGTAGACCTTGGTTAGGTGTAGCTCAACGATTTGTGCATCGTCAAGCCAAAATCCTTTTATGGAGTCTTGTAGGCACTTCTGCATGTTGTCTGCATCAGGGCGCTTGGGACAAGGTATCCTTCCGGGATTGAACTTCTTGGCATTGAGTGCGATTGGTCTCTTGAGTACAAACTCAACCTTCATGCTGACCGGTCCTTCGTAGGGCCTGGCCGGCTTGTGAGGGTTTGCCGTGTACTCAATGAGCTTCTCCCAGTCTTTTGCCTTCTTCTGCTTATAGAAGATTGGAGTGCCATTCCTTACCATCACCCGCCTGCCCGAATTCTGGAGGGACATAGGACAGACAGGGATGGTGAAGGAAATTGGTTTCATCAGTACATTCCTGAGAATCTCTCGTCTTGGCAATCAATGCAGCGGTATGTGCTATTGTTTGGATTGCTCTTGTCCTGACGAGAGTAGAACAACAATTGTCCTCCGATGATTGCTTGGCCAGTTGTTATCTCGCCACAATCCTCGCAGACAAAGTTGTCATCAGGTTTGATGTTCTTCTTTGAAACCGTGGCGCTCATCAGAACGGAAGGTCGTCGTCTTCTGGAGTAGGCGCTTCCGGCTTCTTGAACGCGGCAGCACGAGCAGGAGCAAGATAATCATCAATGTACTCCTTGTAGTTGCCGACGATTGGCCCGCGGAGTCCCTCTTCACGAAGGTTCTTAGGGATTACCTGAACGATCATTCCATCGTTCCCATACTGATCCTTGGTAGGATGGCCTTCCTCGTCCTTCTTCGCCTTGAGACGAATGGAGAGATACTTGCCTTTTTTACCTTCAATGAGAAATTTCTTCTCAATCTTGGTTACATCAATGGACGCTTCAATACTCATACTTTTTGGTTTGGTTTGGTTTGGTTTCTTATTCTGATACAGGATTCTCCTCTAGGGCGAATACGGTATCAAAGGATTTGAGCATGGATTGGAATAATCCATTCACTAAAATGTCTCCGGCTTCCTCGTCAGTAACTAGCTTTAGTGCTAACAAGTTTTCAGTAATATCTTCATTTGCAACAGCGTCTTCAATTGCATCAATGAAATGATCTTTCATATTCTCAATCAAGAGATCAGTAGCTGCTTCTACAATGGATTTATCTTTCATGTATTTATTTTACTCGAGTCATGATGGACTCACTTGTTTTGGTTTGGATGCAATTACCTAGCAGTGACTCAACTTGAGCCTTTGCCTCTTTTGCTTTCAACTCTTTAGTCGTTGCAAAAACTTTTTCAAGGGATGGTATGGACACCTTGCAAGCACTTAAGAACTTGTCAGGATCCAATCCTAGCCTTTCAAATGCCATCATAGGGTCATCAAGGATCCGGCTTGTTCTTCCGGGCATCAGCTTCCATCCGGCAATGTCATGACCTTCTTGCAAGCGCTTCCTACCTTCTGCTTTCAATGCGTCAATGAATGACTCAACAACTACTGCCTTCTCAAGGAAGTCAGAGATCTGATCATTTGTAAGGACCGGTATTGGCGTTGATGCAACTGCGACCAACTGCTTCACTTCTCCTTGAGCTTCCGGGCAAATGCTCTTGGCGCGGCAATACTTGCAAGCGTCAGGAGATGGAACCCGCGGAGCGTTTGGAGCTTCAGCACGAGCGACAATCAATGCCAACTCGTCATCAGCATCTCGCAGCGCTTCTTCATCATACTCCGTGATCGAATACGGAGCAGCCATAGGTTGGATTATTGCCACAAACACCTTAGTGATGCTTGGACAGTTCTTTGCAAGGAGTACGG